TTATGTAAGCGACATCGCTACTATCTAATCTTATTCTTAGATTTAATATTAAGAGAGGCCTTCGGGCCTCTTTTTTTATGTATATTTATAATAACAAACTAAACGTTATTAATATATGCCTTCAAACCACCACACGGACGATGTATTCGTTCAAAAAAGAAGACCAAAAAATCCTATTAAATTTAACGTTCAACTTAACGACGAACAAAAACAAGCCAAAGCCTTAATATTAGAATCACCAGTTACCGTAATAAGGGGAATGGCCGGTTCAGGTAAGACATTAGTTGCTACACAAGTAGCTTTAGATATGTTATTTACCAAACAGGTAGAAAAGATTATCATAACAAGACCAACTGTATCTAAAGAAGAAATTGGATTCCTACCAGGAGATCTCCAAGCCAAAATGGACCCTTGGTTAGCACCTATCTATCATAATCTATATATGTTATATAGCGAGGAGAAGGTTAAAAAAGAATTAGAAAATGGTAACATAGAGATTGTCCCGTTTGCTTTCATGAGAGGTAGAACCTTTACTGATTCATTCATTATAGTTGATGAGGCACAGAATGTCACACACAATCAAATGGAAACAGTCATTGGACGTCTGGGAAGAGGTTCAAAAATGGCGATATGTGGTGATATGGCACAAATTGACTTAAAAGACAAGAGAGAAACTGGTTTTTCTTTCCTTTCCCGACTAGAAGAACAAGTACAAGGATTCAGAACTATAAATCTTGAACACAATCACCGTCATGATATAGTTGCTCCTATACTAAAGGTATATAGTACATTTAGAGATTAATAACTATTTATATAAAAACTATTAAATGGCTAATGTAACTATATGGAACGGAAGTGCAACCTTTGTAACTGGTTCCACTCCCTTCGGATTTTACGATAGCGATGCCCAATTTCAAGTAGATGCTGAGAAAGTAGCTAAATTTTGCGGTACTCGACTAGGATATCCTATGATGGATGTTGAGCTTCAAGACCAAAACTTCTTTGCATGCTTTGAAGAGGCAGTTTCCACTTACGGAAATGAAGTATTTCAATATAAGATTAGAGAGAATTACCTTTCTATGGAAGGTTCTGATAATACTAATAGTATAAATAATAAAATAGTTAATCCATCCTTAGATAGAGTAGTAAACATATCTAAAAACTATGGCCAAGAAGCTGAAGTAGGAGGATTTGTAACTAGATACAGTGGTTCAGTAGATATGCAACCATCAGTTCAAGAATACGACCTTGACCAATGGGCTACTGATAATGGAATCACAGGCAGTATTGAAATAAGAAAGGTATTCTATGAAGCCCCTCCTGCAATATTAAGATTTTTTGATCCGTATGCCGGAACAGGAACAGGTATTCAATCCTTAATGGATGCATTTGACTTCGGTTCTTTCAGTCCTGGTGTCAACTTCTTATTAATGCCAGCATCTTATGACTTAATGAAGATACAGGCAATTGAATTTAATGACCAAATCAGAAGATCTTCCTATTCTTTTGAGATGGTTAACAATAAACTTAAAATATTCCCAGTTCCTAAATCAGAAGGTTTATTAAAATTCGAATTCTATAAGGTAGATGATAAGAAAGCAGCTAGTTTTATAGATGGAACAGGGTTAATTACCAATGTAGGTGAAGTTCCTTACGAGAATCCATCATATACAGGTATTAATAGTGTAGGAAGACAGTGGATCTTTAAATATACACTAGCTTTAGCTAAAGAATTATTAGCATATGTTAGAGGAAAGTACCAAACAGTACCAGTTCCTGGTTCAGAAGCTACTTTAAACCAAGCAGACTTACTAACTGACGCAAGAGCTGAAAGAGAAGCCCTACTTCTTAACCTAAGAGAGATGTTAGACCAGACTTCTAGACAAGCTCAATTAGAAAGAAAGGCGAACGAAGGAGAAAACATTAGTAGAACCTTAAAGGAGGTTCCTATGACAATATATATTGGTTAATGAAGCTATCAGACATTATATCAGAGGTTCAATTTAATACATACGAAGGTATGGTTCAGGTAATCTATGATGAAAACACTAATTCAACAGAAATTGCCGCTCTAATGAGGGCTTTGCCTGGTGTTACTACGGTTACCCTTGCGTCTGATGAAGGAAAGAATAGAGAAACGTTGAAAATTAAGTTAATTACCCAAAAAGACGGTATGGCTGCGTTTCAAGCGTTAAAACAGAACGCTATCACTAAATATCCACCTATAAAAGTAATTAATATAGGTAAAAACACCATAGAGAAGAAGTAATGATATTCGGATCCAATAGAGACTTTAATTTACTTGTAGGAATTAACCGAGAACTACTATCAGATGTAGTAGAACAAGAGGTTTTATACTATAAGTTAAGTTTAGAAGAGACAGAAGCCAATTTATATGGTGAAGCCACTTCTAAAACATACTGGTCTCCATTAAAACTGAATTGTCTTATAACTAGAGGTGATCAAGTAGTAACTAACGATGAATTTGGACCAGATATGTCAAGAGATGTATCATTTGCGTTTTTAAGACAGGATTTAGTCGATACTAATATGGTACCTGAGATAGGAGATATACTAAATTGGCAAGAAGATTACTATGAAGTTGATACAGTTAGGGAGAACCAATTATTCGTAGGTAGAGACACGTCTTATAACCTAACACCATACGGACAACAGTTTGGTTCATCAGTATCTATAACAGTTGATTGTCATATTACAAGAAGAGAAAGAACAGGTATCGAATTTGAAGGTACATCATACTAGAACTATGAAAATAAAAGATATACTCAAAGAACAGGACTGGAAACAAGATGATCCAGACTTTAAATCAAAAAAAACAGGAGTTGACCCGGTAACCGGTACTATATCTTGGGATATTGAGTATACACCTTTAAAAGGAGTAGATGACGCTATAGAAGAGGCGTATAAAGACTATAAAGCGGTATTAAAGAAGTATCCTGATGATCAAAAGTTAGAAAAACTATTTGATGTCTTTAGTTCCTTCAAAAGAGCGTACAGAACACACGTAAACCGTAAATATGGCAAGTAGAAAAGAAGTAAATCAACCAATACCTAAATCTCAGGTAGAGTTGTCTCAAAATTCTATTGAAACCTATACCAATCAAGGTAAGGCTCCTGCCCCTGACCCTAAAAGACGAGTAGATCAACGTTCTGTAAAGAATGATGACACTAAAAGACTTAGTATAGGGCTAAAAGATTTAGATGAGGCTATCTTTTACTACTTTAATAACGTAATCAAACCATCTGTTATACAGAATAGTGTACAAAAACCTGTTCCTGTACTATATGGTTCACCAGAAAGATGGGCAGCCGTTCAAAAAGACGGTTTTTATAGAGATAAGAACGGAAAGATACAAGTTCCGTTAATAATGATTAAAAGAGATAGTGTAGAGAAGAACAGGAACCTTGGAAACAAGATGGACGCTAATAATCCTACACAATTTGGTATATTTGAAAAGAAGTTTTCAAAGAAAAACACTTATGATAGATTCTCTGTGCTGAATACAAGATCAGTATTAAAAGAATACCAGGGAGTAGTAATACCAGACTATGTAAACCTTGTATATTCTTGTACTATATTCACAGAGTATATAGAACAAATGAATAAATTAGTAGAATCAGTTAATTACGCTTCTGACGCTTACTGGGGAGACCCTGAAAAGTTCAACTTTAGGGCGATGATTAATAATTATACTACCTCTACTGAGTTAACACAAGGTCAAGACAGGGTAGTTAAAACTACTTTCCAGATTAACCTTATGGGACATATAATACCAGACAGTATAAATACTTTACCACAGGGTAGTAGTAAGTTCTTTAGTAAGTCTTCAGTTCTATTTGGAGTTGAAACAGTAAGTAATATAAATGATATAGATAGAGATGGCGAATAGATACTCAAATACTAGAGTTAATACAACTACAGTACGATTTTATGATCAGGCAATGACTAAAATCAATACTATTAATATAGAAGAATCCATGACAGCAGAACAAAAACTTTACTTGGGGTTAAACAAGGCTTATTCAAGTAATAATAAAACAGTTACTATAGATGAAGTAACCGGTAAGGTACTAACCTGGGAAGATTTAACGTTCGCTACTCCTCCTGCTGGTTTCCCCGATTTAACGAAGACAGATTTCACACTATTTATTAATGGTATGATTGTTGAGACCGACGCTATCGATTCAATACTACAAGAAGGCACTACTGTCAAGGTTACATTCAATGCTGGGTTGAATTTCGAAATAGATTCAACTGATGAGTTTATGATAACCGGGAAATTTGCGTAATAGATGGCATTAATACAGTGGAAACAGATAAACCCCCAACTTCTTGGAAATGGCCGACTTACAGGTTCATTAGAAGTATCGGGATCCATAATACTTAACGGAGTAAACCTCTCTGCTGGATCAGGCGGTGGTGGAATACTACCTGCAGGTGTTATATCTGGTTCTAAACAAATAGAAGATCATGGTTTTGCCACAACCTCATCAGTTAATACTCTCCAAACCCAGGTAAACGGTTTATCCGCCCAAACTTCTTCATATCTTACATCTATAGGTTCATCTAATATAGAGGATCTTTCAAATGTTGATACAACTGGAATAAATAATGGACAGATACTAGCTTATGATAGCGCATCTGGAAACTTTATACCTACCTCAGCAGGACAGGGAGATATAACAGCTGTATATTCAGGAGTTGGACTAAACGGAGGAGGAACATCCGGGGTAGTAGCCCTAGAGGTTACAGCTGGAAACGGAATAACTGCAAATGACAATGGAGTTCATTTAGATACCGGTTCAAACCACTTTATATCAGGTGTAATAGATTTATCTATATTTCAACAGACAGGTTCTTATTACTCTACTACAAATGAAATACAAGTCACCGGAAGTCTAACATTAAGAAAGGACGATTCTGGAGACGCTTTATCCATATATAATGGAGATACAAAAACATTTGGAATATCAAATGAAGGAGTATTACTAATGACAACACAATCTACATCCCCTACTACAGTTTTAGGGGGAATGTATTTAGATGAAAATTATAACCTTTACATAGGTCAGGAATAACAAATTAGTTATATTTATTAATAAGCATTAACTTAAAAACTCGAATAACATGCCAACATGGAAGAAGGTCGTCGTTTCCGGATCGGGAGTATCCCAACTCGCAAATGACGCTAATTATTTAATTGACGCACAGTCTGGCGCAATCCTAACAGGTTCGTTTTCTGGGTCATTCAAAGGTGACGGGTCACAACTTACTGGTATTGCTACCAGTTTAGCTGTTTCTGGATCTACCGGTAATGATTCTTTAAACCTAAAGACTGAAGCATTAAATATTGTCGGTGACGGAGCTGGTATTTCTACATCTGTAGATGCAGCATCTAACACTATCAGTATTGAAACGAATGGAGTAGTATCTGGCTCATCTCAAGTCAATATTACAGGAACAACTGGATATGCTACCTATAGTGGTTCAGTAAAAACTTACACTGATCAGAAAGTATCAGCGGTATCTTCTAGTTTAGCAGCTGAAAAAGCAGCTAGAATCTTAGCTGATTCGGACTTACAGAACAGTTTAAATTCTGAAGCATCTACAAGGGCAGCAGCAGTAACTTCTTTACAGTCTGACTTAGATACAGAAGAAACAGCTAGAATAGCAGGTGATACGGCTTTACAATCTAACATCACTGCTTTATCAGGTTCAGCACACAATCAAAGAGAAGCTCTACAAGCTGACTTAGGTGCAAGCGTAAGTTCACTATCAGGTTCTGCCCATACACAAAGAAGAGCTATTGAATCTTCTCTTAATACAAAAATAACTACTGAGAAAGATAGAGTAGATGCAATCTTAGCAGCTTCTGATGCTGATAAAGATTCATTTGCAGAAATTGTCTCTTTAATTAACACTGTTGATACAGAGAATGATCAAGCATTTGCAGGATATGTAACTTCTTCCAACGCAAGGCAAACAAATATAGAAAATAGCGTAACAGCTTTATCATCTTCTGCGGCAGGAACAGACGTAGCGTTACAAGCTAATATAGACGCTGAAGAAACAGCAAGAATAGCAGCAGACAATACCCTACAAGGTAATATTGATTCTGAAGCTTCTGCTAGATCTGCAGCAGATACAACCTTACAAAGTAATATTGATTCTGAAGCTTCTACTAGAGCAGCAGCAGATACAACTCTACAAGGAAATATTGATTCTGAAGCTTCTACTAGAGCAGCAGCAGATACAACCTTACAGGGTAATATAGATGCTCTTTCTGGTTCTGCTCATACTCAAAGAGTAGCAATAGAATCAGGATTAACTACTGACTACCAAGCAGCAGATACAGCTTTAAGTTCTTCAGCACACGATGCTAGGGTAGCTTTAGCAACAGCACAATCTACAGCTTATATTGCAGCAGATACAGCATTAAGTTCTTCAGTTGCTTCAGCTATTGGAACTGAGCAAGCTAGAATTGACGCAATCTTATCAGCTTCTGAGGCAGACAAAGATTCATTTGCAGAAATTGTAACATTAATTAACTCAGTAGATACAGAAAACGATACTGCATTTGCTGGATATGTTACTTCTTCTAATGCAAGACAAACCGCTATTGAAGGAAGCGTAACAGCTCTATCTAGTTCAGCAGCAACAGCAAACGCTAACTTATCTTCTGATTTAACTTCTGCTTACCAAGCAGCAGATTCTACTATATCAGCTTCATTTGCAACAACTATTGCAAACTTAACCAATGACTATACAGAATTAATTAACATACCAGCAGGTATCGTTTCTGGTTCAGAGCAGCAATTAGCTAATCTAGTAGGTCAGGATGTTGTAGCTAACTCTTTTGCAGGAGATGGTTCACAATTAACAAACTTAACAGTAGATCAATCAGCTACAGTAGCTTCTACATTTACTAACGTTTCTTCTACAGTAGTTACACACAACTTCGATAGTAAAAATGTTAACGTAGTAGTATACGATAGTAGTGATAGAATGATTATCCCTGCTTCTGTTACTTTAACATCTGATAACCAAGTAACTGTAGAATTTGCAGAAAATACTTCAGGTAGAGTAGTAGTAGGAAAAGGTGGACATATAGTATCAGGATCTATTTCCTCAGCAAACGTTGACGGATTTAGCGAATTCAGTTCTTCAGTAGATGCTAGAATTGATGCTTTAGACGGTACATTTGCTACAGATGCAGATGTAACAGCTTTATCATCTTCGGCAGCAGCAGCAAACACTAGTTTAAGCTCTTCGATAGCAACAACAGTTAGCGGGTTGAGCCAAACATTATCTGTTTCTGGTTCTACAGGAACAGTAGATTTAGACCTTAAAACTGAAGATCTTACTATAGTAGGAGATGGATCAGGAATTACAACTTCTGTAAGCGGTAACACAGTTAGTGTTTTAGCTAACGGACTAGTTTCTTCTTCTGCACAAGTAGTAGGAAAATTATCTAACCAAGATGTAAACCTAGGTTCAGGTAATATTTCAGCAGCTACTTTTACAGGTAATGGAGCTAACTTAACTAACATACCATTAGGTACTGCAACAACAGGAGACTACGTAGATAGTTTAGTAGCAGGAACTGGTGTAACAATTACTAATAATTCTGGAGAAGGTGCAACACCGACTATTGCAACAGCACAGGATATTAGCGATTCAGCTTCACCAACTTTCGATACATTAACTCTTACAGGAGACTTAAATGTAGCCGGAACTACAACAACAACTAACCAGACTACTTTAACAGTAAGTGATTCTAAAATCTTCTTAGCAGACGGAAATGCTGGAGATTCATTAGATTCAGCTATTGTATTCAACTATAACGATGGAGTTGACGACACTGCCGGTATCTTTAGAGATGCTACAGACGGTTCAATTACTTTCTTTGGTGCTTATACAGGTAGTGATGCAGTTGGAAATACAATAGATGTTAATGCAGCAGGATATGAACTAGCAACAATTAAAGCTGGTGAATTCGACGGAGCATTATCATGGACTAATGTAACAGACAAACCAGACCCAGAAATTACTCTTAATTTATTAGGACACGTAACTGGTACAGGAGTAACTACTTTAACTGACTTACAAGACGGTATACTAAATATTACCTCTTCTATTCCAGCTAACACTAACTTAACATTAAATGACTTAGTAATTGATGGTAACTTAACAGTTACAGGAACAACTACTGAGAATAATGTTACTACAGTTTCTTCTGACTCACCATTAGTAGTACTAAACACATCAGCATCAGGTAACCCAGATGTAGGTTTAATTGGTAAATACGATTCTTCAGGAACTGAACTTATCAACGGTTTCTTTAGAGACGCTACAGACGGTGTTTGGAAAGTATTTGACGGTTCTACTCAATCTATTACAGATAGTGCATTAATCGATACTAGCAACGCAGGATTTAGTTTAGGAACTATCCAAGCAGCAGAATTTGATGGTGCAGTAGACTTCTCAAACTTACAAAACGTACCAGATCCAACTATTACAATTAACACTTCTGGTGATTTATCAGGATCTGCTTCTACTACATTAACTGACTTAGCAGACGGAGTACTTAGCTTAAACTTAACTATTCCTTCTACTAACAACCAGACATTTAATAACTTAAGTGCGACTGGAGACTTAAATGTAACAGGAGATACAAATACTGATAACTTAACAGCTACAGGAAATGTTTCTGGTAACACTGTTTCATCAACTGGTAACTTAACAGTAGGCGGAGATGCAGCAGTAACAGGAGACATTACAGCAGATAGTTTAACATTATCTGGTAACTTAATTGTTAACGGTACTACAACAACTGTTAATTCAACTCAAATTGAATTAGGAGATAACATCTTAGAACTTAACGGTACAGGTTCTGCTTTTGCCGGATTAAAAGTTAATGATAATAACGGACCATTATCTGGATCATTATTATGGGATGGAACAGCAAACAGATGGATTGCAGGAGGAGAAGGATCTGAAGCAACTATCTTATTAGCAAACGGAGATAATGTAGTATCTAGTTCAGCTCAAGTTAATATTGCTGATACAACAGGATACACAGCATTTAGCCAATCAATCGATACTCATTTAGATGCAGTAGTAAGTGGACTAAACGCAGGAAGTTCTGATTTATCAGGTTCTGCTCATACCCAAAGAGTAGCATTATTTACAGCTCTATCTTCATCAGTAGATGCGCACTTAGATGCTAATGTTTCTTCTTTAGAATCTACTATTAGTAACTTATCAAGTTCAGCAGCATTAGCTAACGCTAACTTATCAAGTGATTTAGTAGCAGCAGATGCAGCATTAAGTTCTTCTGCACACGTACAAAGAGAAGCTATCAAATCAGGATTAGATAACAGTATTAGTTCTTTATCTGGTTCAGCTCACGTACAGAGAGCAGCTTTAGAATCAGCTCAAACAGCAGCTTTATCTAATGTATCAGGAGCATTTGCAGTAACGCAAGCAGCACAGGATGTAAGATTAGGAGATTTAGAAGCATTTAGCTCTTCTTTAGATTCTAGTTTCGCAACAGAAGCAGAAGTTACTTCAGCAGTAGATACATTATCAGGTTCTGCTCATACTCAAAGAGCGGCAATTGAATCTAGCCTTTCATCTGATATTACAGCAGAAGAAACTAGAGCAATAGCAGCAGAAGGAGTTCTACAGGGCAATATCGATGCAGAAGAAACTGCTAGAATAGCAGCAGATAATACCTTACAAGGTAATATTGATTCTGAAGAAACTGCAAGAATAGCAGCAGATACTACTTTACAGTCTAACATAGACAGCGAAGAAAGTGCTAGAATTGCAGCAGATAGTGCATTAAGTTCTTCCATTGCAACTACAATCTCTAACTTAAGTTCTACAATCTCAATTTCTGGTTCAACTGGAAACTCAGATGTAAACTTAGTAACAGATGATTTATCAATAGTTGGAGTAGCAGGACAAACTGAAACTACGGTATCAGGAACTACAGTATCAGTTGGATTTGTAACTAACCCAACAGTATCTGGAAACTTGACAGTAACAGGAGATTTAACTGTAACAGGTGATACTTTTGAAGCTAACGTAACTAACTTAAGTGTAGAAGATAGATTTATCTTACTTAACTCAGGAAGTAACTCAGGAGATACAGGTATTATCTTTGGAGGTTCAGAAGGATCAGCAAACATTGGTTCAGGTATCTTCTTCGATAACCCAGCAGGAGTATTTGGATTCTCTCAAGGAATTGGTTCAACAGATGTGGCAGCAACACACCAATCAAAAATTGGTAACATTGAAACGTCTGCATCAGCTCCAGCGGCAGCTCCAACATTCCAAGGAGCAGGTACTATACACGTAGATTCTTCTTCAGGAGACTTATACATCTATAGTTAATACAAATAAGTTAATATGCTAAAAAGGTTTTTTAAAATGGCAATAAATAGACAGACTAATAAATTAGATAACATTGATAACTCGGCCTCCATAACAGATAAGGAGGCTGGGTTTATCATAGCCAAGTTACGGCAGGCTACATACACTGGAGCAGAATTTGAAACATTCTACACAGTTGTATCTAAACTGCAAAAGTTAGTCGAAAAAAATAGTAAATAAAATTAGGCCTTCGGGCCTTTTTTTATTATATTGTATTTATAGATTCTAATACTATTTATTGTAAAGATATTATAGGCCCGAAAGGGGAGTGGACTTAGCAATAAGTAGCCAACCGTAATTTAAGTATATGCCAAACTGGAAAAAACTCATAGTAAGTGGTTCAGACGCCACTCTAAACTCATTGAATGTAACAACTAACGTTGTTGCAGATGAAATAACAGCTAATACTATTAATGCTACTACGTTTAACTCAACTGTAGTATCTTCTTCAGTAGTATTTACATCTGGCTCTAATATCATAGGAGACGAGCTAACAGATAATCATCAAATAACTGGTTCGGTATTTATTACCGGTTCATTAAATGTAGAGGGAACAATATCTGCATCATCTTATCAAGGAGATGGATCACAATTAACAGGGTTAGTAGCTGATGTAGTAGAAACAGCAACAGTATTTGAATCTTTCACCAACTCTCTTTCAGTAGCAGTTCCTCATAACTTTAATACAAAGAATGTAATTGCCACAGTCTACCAAGGCGATGAACAGATTATACCAAAGAGTGTAACAACTACGACAGATAACGTTGTAACAATTACTTTCAATACACCTACAACAGGTAGAGTTGTTGTAGCAAAAGGTGGTCATGTTGTATCAGGAAGTATACAACAAGATTTAGATCTATCAGAAATAGATCAACATATCATACCTTTAACAGATAATACTTACGATTTAGGTTCACCAACCAAACAATGGAGAGATTTATACCTATCTTCAGCATCTTTATATATTGATGGAACAAAAGTAATATCTTCTAATACAGATACACTCACCTTTACTACAGATGTAGGACAAAGTATAAAACTCTTAGAGACAGGCGGAGATGATATAACTCTTCAAACTGATACTGGTAATATAGAGTTGAAAGGAACAGTGGAGATAGAGTCTGGTAAGAAGATTACCGATAGTGCTGCTAATATAGTTAGATTTGGAAACTCTATAGGGGTAACTGGATCTATAGAAACTACAGGAACAGTAGACGGTATTGACTTACAAGCATTCTCTTCCTCAGTAGCAGCAGGACTTGCCAATACTACGGCAGATTATACTGAGTTAACAAATATTCCAAGTGGAATTGTATCTCAATCAGCACAAACAGTTACACACCTTTTAAACCAAGATGTAGATTTAGGCACTGGTGATTTAACCGCAACTGATATTACATCTACCAACTTTACAATTAATAATACCCTAACCGCACCAACAATCACAGGTTCCCTTTTACGTTTAAATGAAAACGGACCTGGATTAAGAATGACCAATGTAGGTGCATTTGATAACTCATCAGGCAATTTCCGAATATTTTCAACTAACGATTTAATACTTTCTACAAACGGTGATAGTGGAACTGCAGTAACAATTGATGCAACTTCTAAAGATGCCAATTTTGTAGGAGCAGTAACAGCATCAGGTATAGAAGCTGGAGGACACATACTTCCTGATACTACTGAAATATATGATTTAGGTTCATCAGATAAAAGGTTTAGAGACCTCTACTTAAGCGGGTCTACAATCGATTTGGGAGGTACCAAAATATCTAGAGACAACACAACAGGGGATATTGAATTTAAAGACGGCGGCGGTAATAGGAAATCAATTAAAGTTGAAGAACTGACTATTGGAACCGGAGCTACCGCACGAAAAATTAAAGTGAATAACGGTAAAGTACAGTTCACCGATGAAAATAATCAGATTGAATCCGCACAAACAAGTTATAAAGACTTAACAGACGTACCACAAGGAATAGTGTCAAGTTCCTCTCAAATAACTATAACTGAATCTCAAATTAGTGATTTATCCCATTATACTGATTCAGATACTAAAATAAAATTAAACAGTGAAGGAGTTATAAGCGGATCATCACAAATATCTATTTCTAATGCGTCTGGATACTCTACATTTTCCAGCTCATTAAATACTACAATTCAAACAGAAAGAAGTAGAATAGATACAATCCTAGCTGCTGCGGATGCTGACAAAGACTCTTTTGCTGAAATAGTCACTTTAGTTAACAGTGTAGATACAACAAACGATCAAGCATTTGCTGCCCACTATACAGCATCAAATAATAGGTTAAATTCCCTAGAAGGATTTAACTCAACTATAGATTCAACGATTAAATTAAAACTAGATACAGACGGAGTAATTTCAGGTTCGTCTCAAATAGATTATAATTCAATACAAAACCAACCGGTGATACCTACTGATAACAGCTCACTTACAAACGGTGCAAACTACTACACTAAAGGGTCGGGTCAATTATCCGGTACAGGACATGATGGATTATCAGTCTTTGCTGTACCAGCAGCAGACACAGATTTTGCAATAGGAGTAGAGGGAGATGGTTCTATTTTGAGATCGGCTTTAGGATTAGGTCATTATGCTACTTTATCTCAAGGACAATTATTCGGAATAGGAAATGATGGATTATCAGTCGCTACTGTACCACCAAACGGCTTAGATTTTGCAATAGGAGTAGGAGATCCTTATACTTTAAGAACTAGTATCGGATTATCAGCTAATGATAACGTAACATTTAACTCAGTAGATGCACCGATAAAAGAAACAAGGGCAGGAGAATCAATAAACTTTTGGAAAGGTACTCAAGCTCAATACGATGCATTAGGATCATATGATAATAACACTATATACTTTACTACATAGATGGGAGTTTATGTAGGAGCAACACCAATATCAAAAGTATACCGAGGAGCAAGTGTACTTACCGGACTTAACCTAGGTGTAGGTACGACATGGTCTCCAGGACCAGCCCCTCCATCTTACCCTGGCTTTACAGCTGTTACTTCGGCTATGGTACAAAGTGTTTCTTCAACTGGTGGGTATATAATATCACAAGGCGATGACGGACCAGGAGGAAACTATAAAGTTGCTTTCCAACATACCTCATGGGGATGCGGAGGACCAGATAACGGAATACAGATACTACTTAAAAATACTATTTATTGGTCTAAAATTATTTTTGATTGGGAAGGATCTGGATTTGCATCCTGTTGGAGTTTTATGCCATCTGGCGGTGGATATGGAGCAAGTCTAGGACTATCTTCTGGTAACATGCTAGATATAAATGAAGCAAATGGACATGATAAAATCACGAATAACGTAGGAATGTGGGAAGTAGCTTCATTTCAATCTCATGATAGACACATAGGATGTAATAACGCCGGTAATAACCCTTTCGTTCAAAACTCAGGCTATAAAGCATTTACCATGTACAGAACACGAAATATTACTGCAGGAGGGTATGCAGGTATACATCATGGAAGAAGCTGTAGTACTTCTGGACCTTCTACTATTACTAATATTTATATAGCATAAATCTAATATAAATGACTACAGAAACATATATAGAAAACGGCGTTACAATTAATATAATAACACCTGATGAATCAGATTTAGCTTCTACAGAACTAAAAGAACAAAGAAAAAATATTTGCATTAACTGTAATAAGTACGATAGTGAAGAGAATAGCTGCAACAGCTGTGGATGTATAGTTGACACTTTAATGACTTTTAATACCTCTAAATGCCCAGACAGTAAATGGTAGTAGGTAATTCACAATACCGTATAACACTAAAACATTAAGATAAACCAGTTACAATAAATGACAATTTAACCATATTTATTAATAACACAGAAACAGTAAACAACCTATTTAAAAATGAGAATAGACAATCCAATTTCAACTAACGCCATCATCACTGGTTCCTTCACAGGGTCATTTAAAGGGGATGGTTCACAATTAACAGGAATCGAGCACCCAAGTATCCCAGCAGGCGTTGTTTCTGGTTCGGAACAGATCGTTATTAGCGATACTACAGGGTATTCGACTTTAAACGATGCTGTAACGTTAAACACAGCAAAAATTTCTTTTGATGCTGCATCAAGTTCTAAACTTGATGGTATTGAAGCAAATGCAACAGCTGACCAATCAGCAGCAGAAATAAAAACAGCTTACGAATCTAATGCTGATACTAATGAATTTAGTGATGCTGAGAAATCTAAATTAGCCGCTTTAGAAGCTGGAGCTACTGGAGATCAAACAGGAGCTGAAATCAAAGCTTTATATGAAGCAGAAGCAGATACTAACGCATTTGACGATGCAGCAGTTTCTAAATTAGCAGGTATCGAAGCAGGAGCTACTGGAGACCAAACAGCAGCAGAAATTAGAGCAGCAGTAGAAGCAGCAACAGACTCAAACGTATTCACAGATGCAGATCATACCAAACTAAACGGTATTGAAGCAGGTGCTACAAATGATACAGCAGCATTATCTTCTCTAGATACTAGAGTAACAGATGTAGAAGGAGATGTAGCAGCTATCTTAACAGGAGCAGATGCGGACAAAGATTCTTTTGCAGAGATCGTAACATTAATCAACTCAGTTGACACTACTAACGATTCAGCCTTAGGAGCTCACGTTGCTAACACAAGTAACCCACACTCTGTAACAAAAGCTCAAGTTGGATTAGGAAATGTAGATAATACATCTGATGCTGACAAGCCAATCTCTACTGCTACCCAGACAGCTTTAAACGCTAAACAAGCAGCTGGAACATATAATACCATCATAGGTACAGATACAGATTTAAATACTGCAGGAGCAGAAGTAGTAGATCAAATCAATGTTACAGATGGTGTTATTCAGTCAATGAGTAAGAGAACATTAACTCTTGCAAACCTTGGATATACAGGAGCTACTAACGCTAACTATATCACAAATAACAACCAGTTAACTAACGGTGCAGGATACACAACTAATGTTGGTGACATTACTAGCGTAGGTGCAGGTAACGGTTTAACCGGTGGCGGTTCAAGTGGAGCAGTTACTCTTAACGTAGTTGCCGGTAACGGACTTTCCGTTGCAGCTGATTCAATTTCAATGAGCGGTACATATACTGGAAACTTTACTGCAACAGGAGATATATCAGCTTACTCTGATTCACGTCTTAAGAAAGATGTTAAAACTATCGAAGGAGCTTTAGATAAAACTAAAGAACTTAGAGGTGTAGAATTTACACGTATAGCTGACGATACTAAGTCAATCGGTGTAATTGCTCAAGAATTAGAAGCAGTATTACCAGAATTAGTATTGACAGATGACGAAGGTATGAAATCAGTAAACTATGCACAGATTACAGGTTTACTTATCGAAGCAGTAAAAGAATTATCTGCCAAAGTAGACGAATTATCTAAATAATTCATACATTAGTAAGATATGGGTTTTAAATTAAACGTTGATTTAGAGACAAGTAGCGGACCTTCTCATGAAGTGTACGTTAGAATAGAAAGTCTCACTTTTAATAAAGTTACATCAAATGTATCGTTTCAATTGACATACTGGATAGACCAAGAACATGCTAAAACTTTCAATAGAGAGTATTTAGACCAAGATACAAACAACGCTGTAGGACTGATTCAGGAGAGAATTTTATACTTTCCTGATCAGAACAGCGATGGAGAGGAGATCTTACTTAGTCACCATTATGAAATACCGGCAGCAAGAGAAGAGGAAGTGGAGATACCGGAGTTTGAAATTAAAACAATACAAAAGGAAGTACCTTATACAAGCTTTGATGAAGAAGGAGAAGAGGTCACTCTTTACCGAACAGTAACCAAAGAAGAAAAGGTACAAACTGGAACGAAAAAACAACTTAAAAAAGTAATAGATACCAAATTAATTGAAAATATATTTGAGTTCTGCTACGGAGTTACGAAAACTAAATTGATGGAATTTTTTCCTGAAGATAAAATCGAAACAATAAAATAAAATGGCAGTATACACATACGGTAACCCCGGCCCAATAAACTTTAGTACTTTTGACATATGGGCTAACAATGTCAGCAGTGATACTAATGCGGGAATCGATAATGCACTAAGTGACTGGTATCCAACACAATCTGCTCCGTACCAAGCATCTACTCTATCTGGAGCAGTTGCATTCTACGGTTCAGTTGCTGCAGGTACAGGAGGAAGTGTAGGATTAACAGCCCCGTATAGTGTAGGGTCTACATCAAGCTTTACAGTAAAGAACTTTAACCTAGTTGCTTATTCACTAACACTTACTGCTTCAGCTACATACCCTTACACTTTCCATAGTTGGAGAACAGCTAGTGGTGGCGGAGGTACACAACTAAGTACTTCTTCTACCCTTACAATAAGTAACGCAAGTTCAAGTACCTTAAAAAATCCAACTACTTATTACGCTTACTTTACAACTACACACATCGCTCCATAATAAGAGTTAACTAAAATGAAAGGTTTTGAATATAATTTGGGTTTTAGAAAATATAGAGAAGAATAAAAACTTCTATAGTAGGTTTAACATACTATTACTTATAACATCAACTATCCTTTGGAAGAGAAATCATCCGGAGGATATTTGTATTTTATATGCAGATGATATGACTATTGACCTATTAGCTAAATTGAAAGTACTAGAGGTATGGGATAAAATTAAACCCTTACCGAATCCTAGAAAAATCGATAAATCAATATTCTGGGCATCAGCTAAACTTCAAGTATTAGCACAACAAACGGAACCATTAATTTTAATGGATAACGATACACATGTATACAAACCATTAAAACAGTATCTTGACTTATCTAAAGTTTACGTCACTAATTACGAAGTCGGTAAAGGCTATTATCCAACCGCTATAGATCCTTTTATACGTAAGTTAAGCTACAGACCAAGATGGAAAACTGAATCGGTAAACGTATCTTTTCTTAACCTACCTGATCCTGAATTTACTAAAAGGTACGCTGAAAAGAGTTTAGGAATGATGGAAGAGCTTACTTTTCATAAAGCACCTAACTCCCAGTATCTAATATTTGCAGAGCAGTTACTTCTTCGTCACATGTTAGATAAAGAGGAAATAGAACATAGAAGTATCTTATCAGAATATTGGGACTGTAAAAAGTGGCAATGGGGAGATAGACATGATAAAGGGTTATGGACTGAAGAAGAGGCCTCCACTAAATTCAAACATTACGGACCATTAAAAGGTTTTGTACTAAATAACCAGGTTGATCAAAATTACGATAGGGAGGTTAAACACTTGTTAAATTGTATTAATATTCCTAATTTAGATCTATCGGGTATTAAAAAGAGATAAAATGTCTATAATTAATAAGGAGTTTGTAAGAACTCACGTTACAAGTAATAAGGTTATAACTAAAAGACCTGATGGAACAGAGATTTTAGATTATCAACCCGTACCCTACAGATGGACACACGGGGCTACTGAAAACCACTTAGGAGACGGACTACTAATATACACAATCATTCAGATAATGAGGTATAAAACAGTAGTATGTTTAGGATCCGGAGGAGGGTACATTCCCCGTATAATGACCCAAGCCCGTATAGATTTACACGATCAAGGTATATTTGAAGGAGATAAAGACTACAATTGGGGTGATATAGGTGTAACATACCTTGTCGACGCAGCTAACGGAGTTGGCGGTACACCTAACTACTTAGAAGAAGATTCTTATTTTAGACACCAATTCTGTCCAAGATTTATAAAAGATACAACAGAGAACGCTTATTATAACTTTTTTGTTAAACAGGATATAAAAATAGACTTTTTACATATTGATGCAGGTCATTCATATGAAGATGTTAAACAAGATTTTGAACTCTACTCTAAACTCTTATCTCCAAATGGAATAATATCTATCCACGATACAGATGAGATATACCAGAAAGAACTTATTATAACAGAAGATGAAAAAGAATATTACGACTTATTTGATGGTCCTCCTAAATTCATAAAAGAGATTGGACCTGAATGGAAACAGTTCAACTTTTTTAACTCAGGACAATTAAGAGATAAACCTTCATCAACCGGTATAACATTATTACAGCGTGCCTAATTTAGTTACAGTAGTCGGAGAGAATACACACATACTTCCTCATATGTTAAAACATTATGAAGATGTAGTTGATAAACAGTATGTAGTAGTCTACAGACAGTCTGAAAATGATAATATACTAGAAGAAATAGAGGAGTTGGGGATTACTCCACATAGAGTAGTAACTGAACCAAAATACAACTGGAACAGAGTAACAGAACTCTACAACGAAACTAAAAGAACTAAACCTAACGACTGGTGGATAGTGTCTGATGATGACGAACTACAAGTATATCCAGAACCTATTAAAGATATAATAGAGACATGTGAGAGAAACGGTTATGACTTTGTTACAGGAGGTTTCTTAGATAGGATAGGTATAGATGGTACTTTCCCAATAGTAGACAGAGACACAAATCTTCACAAAGCTTTTCCTTTAGCTGGATTCTTTAGGTACCCTATGTCCGGGGCATGTCCAAACAAAGTAACTTTGATGAAAGGATATCAAGATGTTACACCCGGTCAACATTATGCTCAATTCAAAGATGGAAACAGTTGGGGTAAATCTCATCCTAAAAGAATGCCGATAGAAGAAGTATTCACTCAAGTACATCATTTCAAATGGGATTCAACATGTATAGAGAGGATAAAAGCAGTAGCCAATATTAACAAAAGATATGCATACTCAGATGAATACGAATTAATGTATAAAGCAATTAGAGGTAAAAACTGGAAAATAGATATAAAGAATTATGAGTTTCTAGTTGAAAAATTAAAGGAAAGTTCATATATTGAATATATGGATTATTCTAATTGGAATAAATTAATAGATAAAATTGTTTTAATATGAGTGCAAAAGTCACCAAAAGTGCAAATTTAGAAGAGAAAAAAGTAGCCGCATTAGAATCAATAGCTAGTAGCTTAGATGCATTAACATTATGGTTAGAGGAAATTGACAAAGAAGAATGGGACGGTAGAATTCAATACTACTTATCTGAATTTCATAAGTTAGTTCCTAAAGAAGATCAATAAAGTGCATAGACTAGGAATAGTAGTACCTTTTAGAAATAGATGGGAACATCTAGATGTATTTTATAAAGAAGTAATCCCATACCTTACTAAATCTAAAATAGATTTTAGGGTAATAGTGGTAGAACAAGACGATGCATCAGCATTCAATAGAGGTATGTTATGTAATATAGGATTTCTACAAGCCAAAAAGCTTAACTGTGATTATATAGTTTTTCATGATGTAGACATGATTCCATTAGATATAGATTACTCCTTTTCTGAACACCCAGTACATTTAGCTTCAGATGAGCTACCATTTGATACATACTTTGGAGGAATAACCCTTTTTCCTGTTAACGATTTTGAAAAAATAAATGGGTTTTCAAACCACTACTGGGGTTGGGGATTTGAGGATGATGACTTAAGGTATAGATGCGATCTCGAAAATATTAATTACGGTAATTCAAAAACTCCAGTCTTTAATAACTATACAACTACAAGCTACCTTAATGGTGTTGACGCATATATAGAGGTAGAAAATAAAATAAAATTTATAAGAAATTTTAACATAGAAATAGATCTTAGGATTGGGGAAATAATATATGACGTTGATAAAGCTGTAGACTATTTTACCATTTTATGTATAAAAGGTAATGATTTAGCTTTAAAATTTACTTCGTTTAATAGGTTTACCTTACAATGGTTCGATAAAAAAGGTATATATTACGATATAACCTCTAACGTAATAACCAACAGAAGTAATAAGGTAAGTGTTACCTATAATACAAGAGAAAATACTATGACTTTCAAAGTAAACAATGAGTTTGAAAAGACTGTTTTACTTAAAAATAAGATTCATAATTACTCTAATGAAAAAAATATAATAATAGGAACAGACACTAACAAAGAGGAGTTTTTTAAGGGGGGTATAGATAAAGTTAAAATTACGAATAATAGTAAAGAAGTTTTTGTAGGGAGTAATGATAACATTGAAAACTACTTCTGGACAGATACTTCTAATAACTCCACAGGAGGTAAGTTTTATAAAGTAGACATACGGAATTATACACCTGATGAGTTTTTAGGCAGAAGGGTGCCATACAGAAGAGAAAGTAAAATTAAAAGACTTTCACATGAAGATAGCGGGTTTATAAACGGTAGATGGAAACATGATATGACAAGGTGGAATCAATTAAGATTCAATAACGAAGTAGTAAATGGAGATAAAGATCACAAAACAGATGGAATTAACACCTGTGAGTTTACATATAGAAATAAAGAACGAAAAGGAAGAGTATTACATATAAAAGTAGGAATATGAAATTAGGAGTTTGCGTACCTTATAGAAATAGAGAGTTACATCTACATGAGTTTATACCAAAAGTAGGAAAGTACTTAAAAAATCAAGGAATAGAGTTTCAAATGTACTTTGCACATCAGGTCGATGATAAACTCTTTAATAGAGGTGCTACAAAAAATATAGCAGCAAAACATGCAATAGAAGACGGATGTGACTATGTTGTATTTCACGATATCGATATGATACCAGAAGAAGGAGGAGGAGCAGACTACTCATTTCCAACCGAAGGACCTCGTCATATAGCTACCCAAATATCTCAAATGGACTATCAACTAAAGTACCATGAATATTTTGGTGGAGCTGTCTTATTTTCCAAAGAACACTTAGAAGCTACAAACGGATACTCTAATGACTATTGGGATTGGGGTATGGAAGATGACGATTTATTTTGGAGATGTCATAAAGAAGGTTTAACCTTAAATACATACCTTACTAAAGAACCAGAAGTACAAAAGTATTTCAGTTTTAACGGGGATAATTCCTACATAAAAATCCCATTCAGCAGGAACACAAGAGGATTAACCTCTAGATCACATACAATCTCAGTTCTCTGTAGACCTTACCAGCAACCGGATAAGAATAAAATATTTCTAATAGGAGATAGAGAAAATAAATATGTAGAATACCCTATTTTTAGAATCCCAGGTTACGATTACGGTATTTCATTTAATAATTCTAGAGCACTGTCACTTACGTATTGGAATACATTTAATAACCATCACTATATGTGGGTGAAAAGGTATGACGCACAATGGAGTTGGGTAACAGCGGTATTTGATGCTGATAAAAGAGTTAGTCACTTGTACTTAAACGGAACAGAAGTAGACTCTAAGGGAGGTTACGGAAGCCCGTCTCCTCTTAACTGGACAGGTAAGCTTAAAAACTACGGACCATCGGATATATATTTAGGAACATCTCCTTCTTTAGATGAAACTAGCGGTTATAAATTCTTTAAAGGAGACATAGCAAAAGCATTTACATGGAAAAGAGCCCTCAACCCAATTGAAGTACAGACTTTACACAAAGAGATTCCAAACGACTATTTAACAACCTACATAGATGCTAACGAAAATAATGACGAAATTGAAAAGTATAATGTAGAAGAGAAAGAAGTTTTGTTGCGGATTCCTAACTCAATACTTCCGTTCCGTAAAGAAGGTAGATTTAGATGTCTCCCTCATGAAGATGAAGGATTAGTAGACGGAAAATGGAAAAAAGGCGATACTACAGCTAAAAACGAAGAAAGATACGTACTACAGATGCAACAAGGTAAAATTAACCATAAAGTTGACGGTATCGAACAGCTTAAATATGAAGTAGTTAAAAAAACTTACCTTACTTCATGGGCGGTAATGCTTGATATAAAATTATGAACGATAGATTAAGTAAACTAAAAACTAATTTAGATAAAGTAGGCTGTGGTTTCTGTTTAGCTAAATGGACACAAGTAACCTTACATCTAAGCACAGGTATGACGCATTCATGCCATCATCCTGAACCACATAAGATACCGTTAACAGAGATTAAAAGAAATCCTTCAGCTCTTCACAATACGTCTTTCAAGAAAAAGAAAAGAAAAGAAATGCTTGAAGGTAAAAGACCGGAAGAATGCAATTTCTGTTGGAACATAGAAGATAACTCTAATTCATTCTCAGACAGGGTTTTTAAATCTTCTGAACCATGGTCCCTTGACCAATTTGAAAATATCAAAAATTCATTCTGGAGAACAGATTATAATCCAAGATATGTAGAAGTTTCATTTTCTAATACGTGTAATTTTAAATGTGCATACTGCGGTCCTCAATTCTCTTCTAAATGGATAGAGGAGTTAGAAAAATTTGGACCATATCCAACGTCTGGAAAATTTAACGGAATGAGTGAGTTCATTAAAAAAGGCACACTACCATACAAACAATCTGAAGACAATCCTTATGTAGAAGCATTTTGGAAATGGTGGCCAGATTTATATAAGGATCTACATACTTTTAGAATTACTGGCGGAGAACCTTTACTTTCTAAAGATACATGGAAAGTATTAGAATACATACAGAATAACCCCAACGTTAACCGTAACTTATCACTATCGATTAATACAAACTTAGGTGTACCGGATGTACTAGTAGATAGATTTATCGATATTGCTAATGACTTATGTACTAACAATAAAGTTAGAGAGTTGACTATATTTACCTCAATAGAAGCTACCGGTAAACAAGCTGAATACTTACGTACCGGCCTAAACGAAGAAGTTTTTTGGAGTAATGTAGAAAAAGTATTAAATAGACTCCCGAAAGTAACTGTAACCGTAATGGCAACGTACAATGCTTTATCAGTATTTACATACTCGGAGGTTATAGAAAAAGTAATGGTACTAAAAACAAAGTATGCAAATACACAAAGATATTGGATATCCGCTATACAGTTAGATACCTCATACCTCAGGTACCCTTCTCACCTTTCTGTCAAGATTCTTAGTAGAAAAGATAAGGAATTAATTAGGAAGTCTGCTGAAAAGATGCTATATTACGGTATAAGAAAGTTTACACCTGGAGAAATAGGATTCTCAAATACCGAAATACAGAAAATAAAGAGAGTTTACGATTACGCTTCCTCTCATGATACTTTTAACATTAAGCAAAATAGAAAAGATTTTAAAATTCATATGATGGAAAAGGATAAACGGAATGGAACTAATTTTAAAGAAGTATTTCCTGAACTTGAAAGGTTTATAGACAGAATTACTATTTAATATAAAGTGTAATATGGTTATGGAAAACAAAAATAAAATCTGGCTACTAGACCCAAACAGTATCTGTAGCACTTACCCAGAGGATCCTGTTAACAACTACCTAAACTCCGATAATAACTGGAGTTTGGAATTAAAATGTAGTTTAAATAAATTGACGGGTAACGATGAGACTATTTTTTGCGTACTACCTAATTACATAGGGTTGGATGTTCATAAAAATACTCCTTATTTAAGTATAACTTATAAAGACAAAGGTAATGTATTCTATGAACTACCTTTTAACTATATTCCCGGAAGAGTAGATACTTATAAGTTGGAATATTCTATACAAAATGGTATTGTATTTTACTTAAACGGTACTAAAGTATTTAATTCGCCTATAGTAGAGCAAATTGAAAGTCAACCAAAACAAATAGTAGTAATAGGAAGCAATACTACAGATACTACCGAAAAATCTGCTAGGAATAGTAACGTAACATTATATACTTTCAAAGCTTATGTAGAAGGTGTACTTGTTAGTGATAATGATTTTTCCAATATAATAGCTAATAAGACTATAGATCAAACAGGAAAATTAAATTTCCTACAAAATTAATTATGAAAGACATAGAAAAAATACTTGACCCAGTCAAAAAATACACTACAGTTAGAGAAAGCTTAAACAAAGTAGGATGTGGTATGTGTCTGGCAAAGTGGACTCAGGTTACTATTCACCTACATTTAGGAAGAAATCACTCTTGTCATCACCCGGATACTCATCCTATACCTATTGCAGAGGTAAAAAAAGACCCATCAGCACTACATAATACACTTTTCAAAAAACAGAAAAGGAAAGAAATGTTAGAAGGAAAAAGACCTTCTGAATGCGGGTACTGCTGGAATGTAGAAGATAACTCAAATGAATTTTCCGATAGAACCTTTAAATCTTCAGAACCATGGTCGGCACCTCATTATGATGAGATAGTAAATTCTCCATGGGATAAAAATATTTACCCTAAATATGTAGAAGTAGCCTTTGCAAATACGTGTAATCTAAAATGTTCATACTGTGGACCTTCTTTTAGTTCGGCCTGGGTACAGGAAGCTGAGCAATTCGGGGCGTACCCAACCACAGATAATTTTAACGATATAAAATGGATGCAGGAACAAGGACGTATGCCTTTTAAACAGAAAGATTACAATCCTTATGTAGAAGCATTTTGGAAATGGTGGCCAGATCTATACCAAAACCTACAGACATTTAGAATCACAGGCGGGGAACCTCTCCTTGCTAAAGATACATGGAAAGTACTAGACTATATAATAGAAACTAACACCCCAAATGAGAAACTAAACTTATCAATTAATTCTAACCTTTCTGTCCCGGATAATTTAATAGATAAACTTATAGAAAAGGTAAATAGAATCACATTACCTACAAACCTAATAGGCTCTTCAGAAAGCAAAGTAAATGAATTTGTACTATTCACCTCAGTAGACGGATGGGGTAAACAAGCGGAGTACGGAAGAAGTGGTTTAGAGTTTAATAAATTTTGGGACAATCTTAATAAAATACTTACAAAGTGCCCTAAACTGACAATAAGTATCATGAGTACGTACAACGCACTTTCTGTACCTACATATCATAAATTAATAGATGAGGTACATAATATGAAAATACAATACTATTCAAAATCGAGAGCATGGGGTTCAGCATTAGGGCTAGATGCTTCTTACTTGAGACATCCCTTACATCAAGCAGTACAGGTATTACCTCAAGAATTTAGCACCCATATTAAAGGACATGCAGATCAGGTAAAAGATCTAATGAACGCAGAAATGAAAAAACATAATCATACCTGGCCTTCTCCTTGGACGTATTCGGATATGGAACATACGAAATTAAGTAGAATATATGATTGGATGATCGCACCACAAGACGAAGTGTTACTAAACAAATCAAGAGCAAATTTTTATAGATTTTTTAATGCCCATGATGAGAGAAGAGGGACAGATTTCATTAAGACTTTTCCCGAATACGAAGACTTTTTTAACCACTGTAAAGAATTGAGCATAAATGGAAAATACAATTAAAGAAAAATTAAAACAGAGTAAAACATTCTGTATCCTACCATTTGTACACTTGTACGTACACCCGGATGGAAAAATAGCACCTTGCTGTATAGGAGAACCTTTTGAAAATGGACCTAACCTAAAAACATCCTCTGTTGAACAACTAGTTAATAGTGCAGAACTAAAAGAGGTTAGAGAGTTTATGGCTGAAGGAAAAGAACATTCAGCCTGTCAGGTTTGCTACAACGACGAGAGGATTAGAACTACTAGCCAAAGAACACATAGTAATGAAAAATTAAATAATGGAACTTATACAGTCCCAAATATTGAACTAGACTATACCGTACCTGCAGAAATACAGCATCTAGATATCAGATTTTCAAATTTATGTAATTTAAAGTGCAGAATGTGTAATCCGACATATTCAAGTATGTGGTATGAAGATTGGTCAAAGCTGTATGTTGGTTCACCAAAGGCAAAAACAAAACTAGTTAAAGCTGATGAAAACGCGGTAGAAAAAATTAAGCCGTATATAACTAAGTTAAAAACAATATATTTTGCAGGAGGAGAGCCGTTACTTATGAAGGAACATATGGACACTTTGGTATTCTTACATGAAACATACCCGGATGTAGAATTACCAAACAGTAATGGATTCGGTAAAGACTTACAGTTTCACTACAATACAAATCTACACGTGTTAAAATACGACGGAGAAGGTTTTATAGAGAAATGGAAGGATTTCCGAAGAGTCAATTTATCTATTTCTTGTGACGGTATAGGCCCGGTAGGAGAATACCAGAGAACAGGGTTCAAGACTGAAAGGTTAATTTCTAACTTAAATACCTTAGTTGAAAAAGGATTTAAACCACTTTCTTATGTTAAATTTGGTGGACCACAGCCTAGACTTAATTACAATTTTCAATATACAGTTACACCTCTTAACATTTATCATATATTTGAATTTATAGATTTTCTACTTGAAAATAATTATATAGAGAACGATTACGATGTCGACTTTAGGTATGCTTGGACTCCATCTGAACATACAGTCAGAAATATGCCGGATGAATATAAAACACCAGCACTAGAGTTTCTAATTAAACAACGTGCTAGAAAAATGTCTAGTGCTACCTCTGCCGCACTTGAATCTTTAATTTCATATATTCAAGAACCACCGCAAATTACTCCTGATACATTTCATAAAATAAATAAACGTATGGAAGAGTTGACATCAACAGATAATGAACATACATATTTAGATTTCCTAACTAATAACTTTAAAAGATACCAATAAAATGACAAAAACAGTTACACTAACTTTTGAAAATCCAAACAAAGATAGATTTACAGTAGATTTTGAAACATTACCTACAGTACCAGAAAGTGTACTTAATTCATGGAGCAGTAAATTTATGCAGTTTCTAAACACACCTACAGGTAAAGTAGAAACTAGATTTAGTGCATTTGAATTACCTAGAAGAAGTAGAGAATATCTCGTAAATAAATTAGAAGGTATAATTAATAAGATAAACACCAGTTGGCTTAATACCGAATATGGGTATACTATAGAAATCACAGAAATACCGATTGACTATCCAACTTCAGTACATAACATCGTACACCATCATTTCGAAACATTGATCGGGCAGTTATGGAGCCACAGTGACTGGTGGAATTTAATAATGGATAGAAATGACGGTACACCTGACTATGAATTAGCAAAAGCAGTTAAAGGTCTTAACGAAATCTCTCACGAATTAGAAGAATATAACGGGATTCCTAACTTAGCACCACATTTACATACTCTTTTTATTTACGATAAAGACGGTTTACAAACAGAAGTACTTCCCGAGGAGGTAAAATCAATGTTTAAAATTGGAAATATAAGAGGAGCAGTCTTTTTACAGTATACACAAACAGGAAAGACATTATTTGAAGTGCTCAATGACGACGATGATCATATTGATATTGAAAATATCAGTGCTCATAGATTAGTTAATGGTTCTGTTTCTATTTGCTTTGCATCTAATGCACAAGAACCTAAAGAAGGAGAAGTAGACATATGGCAAACTAAGGCAGAAGCGTTTGCTCAAGAACATAATTTAAATCTAGATGATTGGAATTTAGCTCTTGGTAGACCCCACCTTGGTCAATTGGTGTATGAAGATATAGATGAATTAGTTGAAAAGATCCGCGAATATGATCAACTAGTAGGAATGGAAATGGACGGAGTTTATAAAGAGATACCTAGGTATGAAGATATAGAGTACGATTTTAACTAAGTGAAAGCTATTATCATATCCGGATTCCTTCACAACCTCTCAGATAATATTTTACCGTTTCTAGATCCCTACACTGATGTATATATTCATACTTGGACTGGAAACGGTAACGAAAGGTGGATTAGGAAAGTAGATCGATATAATAAATTCTGTAATTCAATTAATATCTTAATAGAAGAACCAAAATTTAAAAAAAAACTACATTCGTATATGTACTCAACCTGGAGGGCTGTAAACTTAATTCAAAGTATTGAAAAATATACAACAATTTTAAAATTCAAACCCAACTTAGATACCCCTAATATCCCATATAGAGGATTACTACATGAATACTTTCACAAAGCCAGTATACAATCTAGACCCTTATTACATAATACAGATAAAGAATCGTGTTTTTATGGCTCTATATACTACCAAACTTTAGATGAACGTATATTTACAGGGTACCCTTTGGCGTTTAAAAAAGCATTTCATATTTTATTCAAAGACTTCTATAACCAGATGATAGACCTTGACGGTGAACTCTCTCAAAGGTACGGAGAGGATTACGAAGGAAGTATATTCTGGATGGAGTGGTTCGAAAATAGAGGTATAAAATTAATACAGGATTTAGATTTAAAGTTACCAAATAATATACAACAATGACAAAATTAACTCAAGAAGAATTACAATCAATACAAGAAATTAAACAACGTAGAAAAGCAATCACTGAGGAACTAGGTTCTATTGGATTGATAAAACTTCAACTAAAAACTCGTCAACAACAGTTAGAAGCTTTTTATGTAAAAACTAATGAAATAGAAGGAGAATTAGCTAAGACCTTAGAGGTAAAGTACGGAAGAGCTAATATCGATACCGAAACAGGTGAAGTTACCCCTATAGAAGAGTAGTTTTAAAAAGTTTTAGTCTATTTATATATGTAGTTAAATACCACTTGCTTACCTACTGGTTTTACAATATCTACATATATTTATTATAGACATAAAATAAATTTTACCAAACATGGCAGAAACAATAATCTCACCAGGTGTATTCCAAAGAGAGAATGACATTTCATTTATCCAACCAGCACCAGTAGAGGCAGGAGCAGCTATCCTAGGACCTACAGTAAAAGGACCGGTTGAGATTCCTACAATCGTTACTTCGTATAATGATTATACAAGAAAATTTGGAGTAACATTTGAATCAGGATCAGACAAACACGAATTTTTAACCTCAATGGCTGTAAAAAGCTATTTTGATCAAGGAGGAAATACTTGTTTAGTAACAAGAGTAGTAAGTGGGTCATTCACTGCAGCTACTTCTACAGATATTATAGACTCAGGTTCTTCAGGGACTTCACCTTTTGTATTAGAAAGTATAGGAAAAGGTGTAATATATAACAACCAATCTACCTCAACATACGGTGATGAGAACTCAGACGGTTCCCTAGTTTCTGGATCTGCTGACAATTTGAGATTTGATATTTCAAATGTAGACAGTAGAAAAGGTACATTCACACTTTCTATTAGAAGAGGAGATGATAACACTAAAAACAAAGTAGTTTTAGAGTCATTTAACAATCTTTCTTTAGATCCTAATTCTCCTAACTACATTGAAAAGGCAATTGGAAATCAAGTTAAATCTCTTAACGGAGATGTAATTCAATCCTCAGGAGATTACGTAAACAAATCAAACTTTGTTAGAGTATCTGCTGTAAATTCACCTACATTAAACTACTTAGAAAATGACGGTGTAACAGTAAGAGGGAACTATGCAGATTTATTACCTATAGCACAATTAGGAGGATTCCAAGGAGCTACAGGAGATATTGCTCCAAACGCTAAATTATATCACAATGTAGATGCAACTAATACACAAGGTTTAGCAGGATCTGATTACGATAATGTTATTACATTACTAGGAAATGCTGATGACTACCAATTTAATGTAATCTCTGCACCAGGCTTAGTAAACGCTTTACATGGTACTCAAGTGGATAATCTTATCTCTCTTGTAGAATCTAGAGGAGATAGTATAGCAGTAGTTGATTTAGTTGGACATGGTTCAAATGTTAACGAAGCTACAACTCAAGCAGGAGATCAAAATAGTTCTTATGCAGCTTCATACTGGCCTTGGCTACAGGTTCAATCATCTACAGGTAAAAATGTATGGGTACCAGCTTCAGTTGTTATACCAGGAATTTATGCTTTCACTGATGGAGCAGCAGCACCATGGTTCGCACCAGCAGGACTTGTAAGAGGAGGAATCGTTGGAGTAATTCAAGCAGAGAGAAAATTATCTAGAACAGATAGAGATTCATTATATAATGGAAAAGTTAACCCAATCGCTACTTTCCCTGGAACAGGTTTAGCAGTATTTGGACAAAAAACTTTACAAACTAAAGCTTCTGCTTTAGATAGAGTAAATGTTAGAAGATTATTAATTGACCTTAAGAAGTTTATTGGTGATCAGGCACAGAACTTAGTATTCGAACAGAACACAATAACAACAAGAAATAAATTCTTATCTACAGTTAACCCTTACTTAGAATCGGTAACACAGAGACAAGGTCTTTACGCTTACAGAGTAGTAATGGATGATACTAACAACACAGCAGATGTTATCGATAGAAACCAATTAGTTGGTCAAATCTTTATACAGCCAGCAAAAACAGCAGAATTTATTGTATTAGACTTCGTAGTAGAACCAACTGGTGCTTCTTTCGCAGGATAATTTTTTAACACAATATTTATAATAAAGAAAAATACAACATGGCAGTATTAGATCCAAACGAAATAATGTTCAGAGCATTCGAACCAAAAGTACAAAACAGATTTGTTATGTATATGGACGGTATTCCTTCCTTCTTGGTTAAGAACGTTAAAGCTCCAACATTTACAGATAACGTAGTAAAGTTAGATCATATTAACTCATACAGAAAGATTAGAGGAAAAAGAGAATGGTCAGATATGACTATGACTCTTTACGATCCAATCACTCCATCAGGAGCACAAGCTGTAATGGAATGGGCACGATTATCTTACGAATCAGTAACCGGTAGAGCTGGTTATTCAGATTTCTACAAAAAAGACTTAACACTTAACGTATTAGGTCCTGTAGGAGACATCGTAGGAGAATGGATAATTAAAGGTGCNTTCTTACAANCAGGAGATTTTGGTCAGTTTGACTGGTCNTCAGATGCTGTAGTAGACTTAAACATTACAGTNGCAATGGATTACTGTNTCTTAAACTACTAAGATAAACCAACATATTTAATAAAGCCCGGATTTTATCCGGGTTTTGTTGTTTTAAAAATAAAATGTTCTTATATTTATATCTAGAACTAGTTACTATTAAATAAAATTTATGGAATCAAAATTTCAACTACCTACCGAAACGGTAGAATTACCATCAAAAGGACTATTATATCCTGAAGATTCTCCATTAGCTAAAGGTACTATCGAAATGAAGTATATGACAGCTAAAGAAGAAGATATACTCACAAACCGAAACTATATTGCGGATGGAACAGTAATAGACAGGCTTTTAAAGTCTTTAGTTGTAACCGAAGGAGTAGATTTTAACGAGATTTTAGTTGGTGATAAAAACGCAATAATGATAGCGGCTCGTATTTTAGCTTACGGAAAAGACTACACCATTACTTTGGGTACAGGAGAAAAACATACAATCGACTTATCGGCTTTCTCTGAGAAACCATTACACCCAGGTATACAGGAAACAAAAGTAAACGAATTTAAGTTTACTTTACCGAGTACTAAAAATGAAGTTACTTTTAAGTTACTAACACAACAAGATGAGATTAGTATAGAGAAAGAGCTTACAGGCTTAAAAAAGATTGATAAGAATAGTTCTCCTGAAGTAACAACTAGGTTAAAACACATTATTACATCTGTAAACGGTATTAGAGATCAAAAAGATATTAGAGATTTTGTTGATAACTACATATTAGCTAAAGATGCAAGAGCATTAAGAGCAGAGTATGCTAAAACACAACCAGATATTGACCTAACTTTAAATATTGAAGGTGTAGAGGAGGGCACTACCCTTCCAATAGGGTTAGACTTTTTTTGGCCTGACTCCCGAGTATAGAGCATCAATATTTAAACAAATACATGAAATAGTATTTCATGGAAATGGAGGGTATAGTTGGCAAACAGTTTATAGTATGCCAATATGGTTGAGGAACTTTACTTTTAACAGTATAAAAGATTGGCATGACAAACAAGCAGAGCAAGTAGAGCAATATAACTCAACAAATCAACCTTCAAAGAATAACGATATAAAAGGACCCGATATAAGTCCTTCCTATACAACAAAGGCTTCTAACTAATAGGAGCCTTTACTATTTATAGTATATAGACAACAATGGCTAGAACACCAGAAGAAATAGAAGACTTTAATTTAGGTGCACAGGAATTCCTTTCTGCAGTTACTTCTATATCAGAAGCATTAAAAGAAAATGCTAAAGCTGTAAAAGATACTACAGGAGAAACACTTAGTAGATCTATTGTACAGACAAGCAAAGCTAAGAAACTAGCTGAGGAATATAAGCAACTTTCACAAGATGCTCTTGGAAGTACAAAAGTTCGTGCAAAGATACTAGGGGATATAGACAACCTAACCTCTATTCAGACCGGTATTCAAGCAGAAATAAATGAACTTCTAGCAATCCAAGAATCCGGTGCAGAAGGTTTATCGCAATTAGAATATGAAAGATTGGAGCATCTAAAAAATGCTGTTGAATATTTTAAAGGCTTTAGAGATATAGCTGAAGAAGTAAGGGAAGAAGTAGAGGGTATAAATAGTCAAACAGAGATGTTTGATAATCTTGCCGATTTAACCAAACAAATTCCGGGAATAGGGGTAATCTTTGGTGAATTTGGAAAAGCCTCTAAAGCAGCAGGTGAGGCAGCAGCCAAAGGTGGAAATGCAATGGCTGCAGGAGCTGCACAATTAACAGGAGCTGTAGGTAAACTAGCTTCGGCATTTGCTATAGGTAAAATTCTTTCCGGAATAAAAGACGGGTCTCAAAATATAACCGACTTATCCAGAAATTTAAATATAAGTCGAGATGCAGCCGACGAACTTAATGATAGGTTCAACAAACTCGGTAGATCTATAGTAGGACTTACAGGAGCAGATCTTAGAAAAGCTACCATGGACGTATCTAATTTTTTAGGTATATCTGCTGAACTTAGTGCCGATACAGCTAGATCTATTGGCCTAATGACTAAACGCTTAGGTTTATCAGCTGAAGAAGCATCCAAAATTACTTCATTTACAGCTGGTACAAATCAGGAACTAGGTGATTTTACTAAGAACTTAATAGGAACAGTTCAAGTACAGAATGCAGTAACCGATAGTGCAGTTAGGTATCAAGATGTTTTGAAAGATGTCTCTAACGCTGGAGCAGCAACACAACTTACAGTTAGTAAGTTCCCTGGAGGTTTAGCAAAAGCAGCATACGAAGCCAGAAAATTAGGTTTAAACTTCTCTATGCTAGAAAAATCTGCCGGTTCATTACTTAACTTTGAATCTTCAATTGAAGCAGAATTAGAAGCTGAATTACTAACTGGTAAGGAATTAAATTTAGAACGTGCTAGAATGGCAGCACTAACTGGAGATAATGCTACATTAGCAGCAGAGCTTGCTAAAAACTTTGGAACAGCCCAAGAGTTCTCTAAACAGAATGTACTAGCTCAAGAAGCCCAGGCGAAAGCAATGGGAATGACTCGTCAAGAACTTGCAGAAACTCTTGTCAACCAAGAGGCTATGAGAAATCTTGGAATGGATGTTAGTAAGGACTTCAAAGAACAGGTTAAAGAACGTCAGCAGCTTATTGATAAAGAACGAGCTTTAGGTAATGTAGAAAAAGCCAATAGATTAGAAAAACAACTTTACGACAATATAGGGGATAGTGAGTTCGGAAGACAAGAAAAGAACTTATCACTGATGGAATCTCAAGAAGAACTTCTTACACAAATAGCTGAATCTGCACAAAGTATAGCTAAACCTTTTGATCATCTAAGTAACCTTATGACCGGATTAGGAACCTCAGCCGGTAGTTTTTTAGAGTTTATTGGAAAAATAGGAATAAAATTTAAATACCTAGGAGCTATATTTGGAAAAGTAATTAGTAAAAACATAGACGGTATCTTTAGTTCATTAAAAGGATTTTTTCCTTCTCTATCAAAAATGCTTGCAAAAGGTGGCAGTAAAGCACTACTGAAGAAAATACCAGTTGTAGGAGCATTGTTTGGGTTAGGTCTTGGAATAAAAAGAATGCTTGGTGGAGACTGGTTAGGTGGTATAATGGAACTAACATCAGGAATCGCAAGCATCTTCCCAGGAGTTGGAACAGCAGCTTCAATAGCTGTAGATGGAGCACTCTTAGGTATGGATGCAGCTGGTATTACAGGAGAAAAAGCACAAACAGTTGAAGGCTCCCTTACAACATCAGCTTTAGGTACGGCAATGAGTTCGATAGGAATTGCCGGCGGCGGCTTATTAAGTTCTGTTGCAACGTCAAATTTAGAAAAAGCGTTAGAAAAAAGCGCTAAAGCATCAGAAGAAGCCGCTAAAGTAATGAAAGAGAAAGAACTGACCGTTAATATGGACGGTAATAAAGTTGGACATAGCTTAGCTTTAGCATCTAGTAAATCAAAGTAAACTATTTATAATAAAAAATAATGGGACTAATAGACAAATTAAAAGAAACACCTTACGGACTTAAAGGACAGACACCTTCTAACCTAGCTTCAGCTACAGCAGCCGGTGATTTACATTTTGACCCTAAAACAAAAGGACATAGAGGAGGTCATACCGACTTGGAATTAGGAGGAAATACTTCAAGATATATAGACAACTTACCTAAGTAAGTAAAAAATGGCTATTCTAAAGAACTACATAGAGGGTAACCTAACCCAGTTGAATAAACTCAAATATGGAGATACAGCTACGATTGGCAATGAACCAATTGTACAGAAATCTATACCAACTGATATTAGAAAAGAAGGACCCTCATCAAATGGTATTTCTAGAAGAGTAGATGATTTAAAACGAATCGGCACTATACTTACCCAGAAACCTGGATTAAAATACCTTGCTAATGAAACAGCTTTAAATGCAGCTAAAGTTAAACCAAAAGAGAGTAATACAGTTGCCGGAACAGTTCTTAATACGATAGGAGCGAATCTCTTTAACTCTGTTAAAATTATTGGTTCTACATTAGCTCAAGTTCCTTTGAATGGAACTGGTACACATTTTGTAAAAGGCTTTGCAGGAACAGGTAAAGGTACGTACTTACATGGACAGGTTGATGTAGCACCGCATGTTTTAGCTAAGAACGGGGCACCAATCCTTGCAGACGCAACATGGGCATCTGTAGTACCGCAATTACCACCAGGTGAAAGAGATAACAAAGATAAACAGGACGAAAGAAATAAAGGGACTAAGTTTCTTCCTGGAGACGGTAAAGGAGTTACAAAGTTAAATAACCCTACCGGCAAAGTTAAAAAAGAGACACGAACATTATTAGGTGATCCGGGATTAGGTAAAAGAAGTATTTCTGATTCGTATGCAACCTATAATAATATAGACACTCAAGATAAAATAAATTTACTTAGTCCGTACAAAGGAACAGTAAAACCTGTTAAAGAATCTAGGGATTTAATAAAATTTAGATTTAACGTTATAACTCCTGAGGATAATACATACTTACATTTTAGAGCTTATTTAGATTCCTTTTCAGATGGCTTCTCGGGTAATTGGAGTTCATTCAACTATGTCGGTAGAGGAGAAAATTTCCACACCTATCAAGGTTTTGATAGGCAAATAAGCTTAGGTTTCAAGATAGCAGCACAAACAAGATGGGAGATGAGACCTCTTTACCAGAAGATTGTGACACTTGCATCCACTACAGCTCCTACATACTCAGGGGAAGGGTATATGAGGGGTACATTTGTTAAGTTAACTGTAGGAGACTACGTAAGAGAAGTCCCTGGATTTATATCTAGTGTTAACTACACTTGGCAACAAGACTACCAATGGGAAATAGCAATGAATAACCCAGAAGCCCAAGAGGCTGGATCATCCGGAGCCGACATAACACAGCAGGAACTACCAATGGTATTAGATTGTCAAGTTAACTTTACTCCAATACATACGTTTACTCCTCAAACTGGATTATACCATTATATTACATCTGATACAGTAAATACACCTCAAAGAGAGTTATTCTTTTCTAAAGAAACAGACGGTTCACCGGGTACTATTATACCGGAGAGGAGTGGAGTTCAATATGAAAAAGCTAGATCATTAGACCCAAAACCTATTACACCATTACCAGTTACAGGGCCATCAGCTCCAACAGATTTAAATTTTTTAGTTAAGTAAGTTATGAGTAGATATAAAGACATTGAAAGTACCGCTACAGATAGTGGAAGAAGGTATAGAAGTAACCCTATATACCCAACTGTTCCACCAACCGAGGATGATATTTACATTATTACAACAATAGGAGATAGGTACGATACTTTAGCATTACAATTTTACAAAGATTCTTCTCTATGGTGGGTGATCGCATCTGCAAACAATCACCAGAAAGCTTCTTTAGCGGTAACACCGGGAATACAGTTAAGAATTCCAGCAAGTAAATCAGAAGCTATTAGATTATATAACGAGGTAAACTCTACTAGATAATATGTCATTAGGTTATAAATCAAGTTCAATAATAGGCGGACCTCTAGACAGTAATGTTATAGAGCAATTTAAGGTAAGAAGAGAAACTGTTAATAAAAAAACAGGTAGATCAACTGAAGACGTACTTGCACTTAACAGTAATACCGGGTGGGTTAAAATGACCTCTTCTGTTGATGTAGAAGTAGGAGAAGATTTAGACGGAAATACTGAATACTCAAATGCCCCTGCTAGAAATAGTGTATTACTAGGAGGAACGTTAGCTTTTAACCGTCAACTTGGCGGAATCTTTAATGAAGTAGATACTGCATATAAAAAGTCACAACTTTTAGGGTATAGACCAATGGCCGGGATAACCGGTTTTCAAGTAGATGCTAAAAACAACTTCGGTACTTTACGAGTAGCAACAGTAAACTTCAAAGTAAACTCAGTAGAGGAACTAGACGAATTAGAACAACTCTTTCTTAGACCAGGCTTTTCGGTTTTATTAGAATGGGGTCATTCCGTTTACTACGATAATAGTGGAAAGCTAGAATCAAATATAAACACATTTGGCAATCAGTTTTTCGGTAAAATGAAAAGTGATGATATCAGTAAAGAAATAAAGAAACTTAAAATTTCTAGTTCCGGCAACTACGATGGGATGTACGGTATAATTAAAAATTTTATCTGGGCTTACAATTTAGATGGCGGGTATGACTGTAGAGTAGATATAGTTTCTAAAGGTGAGTTGATAGAGTCTTTAGAAATGGTTATATCACCATCTACTGTAACTAAGTTCAAAGAAACAGATTTATATTTTAAGGAATTACAAAATAAAACAGCTCTACATTCGTTTCTTAATATTATTAAAAACGCAGAAACTGAAGCCTACCATTCAACACAGGAAGTAGAAAGTAGTAACTTGCTGAGTACTTCTATAGACGCTGCATTAAAAGAGTTTGTACCGGAAATTTTCGATAAATTTAAAAAGAACCTCACAGAATCGGGTAGAGGATTCCACGTACTAAGAGCCCGTGTAAGTGGAGATATAAAAGAAGAGTTAGGTCAATGGACTAGATTTATTACTTTGAGTTCTTTATTAGAACTAGTAAATTTACTCTTTACAATAAAGACACATGATGGTGGACTAATAAAATTCTTTATAGGAGATAAAGGTAATAAAGTAACCACTCCTTTCCTAACATTTGAAAATCATTTCGCACTTGATCCCTCCATTGCCGTATTACCCAAATCCGGTAAAAACAGAACCGAAGGCATTTCCAGATACTATAAAATATGTGAACAAGCTGAAATACCTTATACTGAAGACGACCTTCTGAATATCTATATTAATATTGATTTTATACTAAAAACTGCTGACAGTATAACAGAATCAAAAGAACCTACTTCTAAAGCATTATATGACTTTTTAAATGCTATATTAAGAGGGGTTAATAGTACTTTAGGAGATATAAATGACTTTGACTTACATTTTGAAGAAGAAAATAACACCTTTTATGTAGTCGATAGAAAAATAACACCTTCTAATACAGACATAGAAGAGTCATATTTAGATTTAATTGGCTTAAACTCTACAATGGAGAACATATCTTTTGCATCTAAACTTTCAAGCAATGTAACTTCTATGATGGCAATAGCAGCACAAGCTGGAAATACAAATGTGGGTAACGATATGCTTGCTATGCAAACCTGGCAGGGTGGTTTGGTAGATAGGCATAATAAGGATAAAAGAGTTTCATTAGACGAAGTAGGAACTACTAATAAGCTAGGAAGTGATATAGACTTTGAAGATCAAAAAAGATTACTAGGTTTTATTAGTAAGTTAGATACTACTAACCCATATTATATAAAATACAACAAAGAAGATATACAGGGACTATACCCAACCTTTAGGTTGTTAATGGTTCGCTATTTAGAGTTTGAAACAATAGATAAAAAACTCAATCCAGCTGGATTAATTCCATTTGAACTTTCTTTTACAACAAAAGGTATAGGAGGGATGAAGATTGGACAGGCATTTAAGGTAGACGATAAAATTATACCAAGAAGGTATAGAGGAAATGTAGCATTCCTAGTAACAGGCGTCTCACATTCTATACAGGCTAACAGATGGGTAACTGATATAAAAACCCAAATGATCATTACAGGTAAACCAAAGGGTATAGAAATAAAGAAACAACCCCAAGCACCGCAAATATCCACTGTACAGCAGTCTACACCTACTCCTAACCCTAGCCCTAGAAAACCTATACAGGACCTTAGTATATCGCAGAAAGGAATTAACCTAATTAAAAAAGCAGAAGGATTTGAACCAAGAGCTTATGTAGACCCAGGTTCCGGTAATCAACCAATTACTATAGGTTACGGTACAACACGGATTAATGGTAAACCAATCTCGTTAGGTACAACTATAACAGAGGCACAAGCAGAAGCTTATTTTAAAAAGGATCTAGTAAGTTATGAGAACGATGTAAAAAGGTATGTTAGGGTTGATGTAACTCAAGAAGAATTCGACGCATTAGTTTCGTTTACCTATAACTTAGGTGCCGGTAATTTACAAGATAGTACTCTTAGAAAAAAAATAAACCAAAAAGATTACTTGGGAGCAGCAGATGAATTCTTAGCTTGGAATAAAGCAGGAGGAAAAGTACTACCAGGTCTAGTAAAACGTCGTTCACAAGAAAAACAACTATTTTTAACAAATAACCCAGGGAACTTAACTTAATGTACTTACCTAAATCACAATACAAGAAGGCTGTTTATACTAGAGGACAGGAATTTTTTCTACCTGACGGTAAACCTTATATTGGCTGGTGTTTTGAAATCTACACTAAAGACGTGTATACTGGAAAATCACCTGGACAGGGTAACATAAAGCTAACTAGAGGGGATAAAGGAAGTACTGTTGACAATAAACTAAGATTTATCCCTGAAAGAGTAGACGAATCTACCCTAGATAGAACAAAACCAACTTTTAAAAGGTACTACATTCAAGATACTCGAAATAAACGTATTATTGAAGTACTCAAAGAAAAGTACTATGAGTTTACAAGAAAAACTTATATAAAAGGTATTGAACTTGACTGGAGAATAAAAGGACCAGCTGAAACTATATTTAAAGGTAAATACCTTTACGAAGGAGCCGAAAAAAAGAATAAAACCACAGTAGAAGGATTCAATAATCTCATACCAGGACTAAAAGATTACATTTCTGACTATAAAGAGTTTGTAGAATAGAATATTATTCCTATATTATATAAAAGGTTATTTAAAAATGTTTTATATAGTTGAAGAAGAATCTAAATTAAAAAATTTAGAGGGGTTATTAAAATTAGGTTGTTATGTGGATATTATCTCCTCTAACGACTTATACCACCCTAAACTTACCTCAACTATAGCTGTTTACATAAGAGTAGTAGACAGCGATCATGGATTTATTATTCCAATCAATCACGATGAAGGTCTTAACGTTACTAAAGACCGTGTCTACCAACTACTCTTACAAGCCACCTCACTTTATACATTAGATAAAAAGAAACTTCTCTACCACTTTAATCTGCAAGCTGCCATAGATATATCCTTACTGTATTCAATGGTGAAGTACGATAGGTTAGAGTACTCAAAAGAGAATAGTACATTAAATTCTTTTTATAACAAATTCAAAGACTTTGAGAATGTGAATCAACTTATTCCTATAAGTAAACTTTACGAATCTTGTGAAAAGATCTACGAACAAGTTAAAAAGACATTAACTTTTGAGATACCAAAAGGTTTTGACTTCTACAATAATACCGCCACAAACGTTTTCTTCTTATTAGAACAACAAGGACTGGGGATATATTATGAAAACTTCGTAAGATTGTTTACACCCAGAGATCCAAGATACAATATTAAAGATAACCAAGTTTTAACCTCATACAACCTATACAATGTTACATCTAGACCTACTAATGCTTTCAATTCTGTTAATTTCGCTGCTATTCCTAAAGATATCGAGTACCGAAAGAGCTTCCACCCGACCGGGGATTACTTTGTTGAATTCGATTTTGATGGTTATCACCTTCGTCTACTGTGTGAGCAGATTGATATGCCTTTAACTGAGGAATCAGCACATAAACAACTTGCAAAACATTACTTTGGTACTGAAGACATAACCGAGGAACAGTATTTAGAGGCAAAACAAATAAATTTTCAAGCAGTTTACGGAAAAATACCCGAAGAACATAAAAATATAGAGGTATTCCAAAAAATACAGGAGTATATTGATACTATGTGGAACTTTTATAACGATAACGGAGTTATATACAATCCGATATCAGATAAACCGTTCACCAGAGAGTTAAAAGAGATGCATCCAGCTAAATTAATGAACTATATGATGCAAAGCTTGGAGACCGCAAGAAATATACTTATCTTAAAAGATGTACTAAGGTACCTAAAAGATAAAAAGACTAAAATAGTGTTGTATACCTATGACGCTATATTATTTGACTTCCATAAAGAAGATGGAAAAGAAACATTAGAAGAAATTAAAAGGTTAATGGAATCAGGTAACAAATACCCGGTTAAATTTAAATTTAGTAAAGACCTTGTTTTATAAAACAGTTTATATTTATATATGATACAAAATGTTGTAAGTCCACTGTTCGATTATGATATCGAGCCAATCTATTTAAATGAAGATATGAGTAACAAACTGTTTTGTACATTTGCCACTGAGGATACTTTGGCAGGAGTACTTGATACAATACAGGAAAGATACAAGATTATATACAGTAAGATTTTTGTACTTTATTCAAAAAGTCAAGATGAATACATATGTACCTATAATGTAGATTTCGGAAACGTAGGAACGTTTCTAGATAACACTATCCTGGTTCACAGAAAGAAAGAATCGAATACACTTTATACGATAAACGCCCTGAATACCTTAATCAAGGAATTAAATGGAGGCGTACCTGACCCATCTTATAGGGTTAATTGGCCTGATTACAGAAACTGTATACTACTAACCAAAGGGCCAGAATTAAAAAGAATCAACACTAAACTATTTCAGATTATAGAATTAGATAAGTAAAAAATAATAAAGGTTATGTTGAATCAAATTAGGTTGATTGAGATAGAACTTTTCTCTTTCTGTAACCGGACATGTACATTCTGCCCAAACCATTACATAGATAGGATATCTGAGAATAAAGTACTTCCAGAAAAAGTCTTTAAAAAACTTATCGCTGAACTTAAAGAAAAGGAATTCAACGGAGTTATATCTTTTAGTAGATATTGTGAACCATTTGCTTTTAGAAACATATTAGAAGAACGTATTAAGTATATACGAGAACATTTACCTGGAATAAAGCTTGTTTGTAATACAAATGGTGATTACGATTGGGATGGTATTGATCTTGATGAACTTACTATTATGGACTATGACTTTAAACTCAAGAAAGAGGAGTTAGGAGTTTATAATAGAGAGACTAAACCTTATATTGTACGTAAAATGAGATTAGGTAAAATTAACAATAGAGGTGGAGCTTTAGAAGTAAGGAAGACATTTGTTAGAGATTTCCCTTGTTATGAACCATCCTACTTTGTCGGTATAGATTTTAATGGTAGTATAAACCCCTGCTGTAACATACGTTCAGATGTTAAAGCACATGAAAATTATGTGCTGGGTAACCTAAAAACAAGCTCCTTAACAGAAATACTGACCTCACAGCTTGCTACTACGTTTAGAAATAAAGTAAAAAGTTGTGATTTTGATAAAGTTTGTTCGTCCTGTAGTAAAAAAGCAGGTAGGTATACTTCAGATACACCTGATATTAGGAATACTACTAGTTAAAGTTGGAGAACTAGAATATAGTTCTTATATTTAATAAATAAGTTATAATTAAAATGTTATTATTATGGATTTGAGTGCAATTCAGGCAAAACTAGATGCCTTAAGCTCTAATGGTCAAGAGAGAGAAAAAATTGACTATTCAACTATTTTTTGGAAACCGCAATTAGGAGAACAAACTGTACGTTTAGTTCCTTCTGCTTATGATCCTACCATGCCGTTTACGGAGATGAAGTTTCATTATGGAGTTGGAAAATACCCTATGGTAGCTTTATCGAATTTCGGTAAACAAGATCCTATTGAGGAATTCGTAGCTGAATTAAAAAAGACATCTGACAAAGACAATTGGTCTTTAGCAGGAAAATTGAACCCTAAAACAAGAATCTTTGCTCCTGTAGTAGTTAGAGGAGAAGAAGAGAAAGGTGTTAGACTATGGGGATTCGGAATTACAATCTACAAAGCTTTATTAGCGATTATTTCTGACGAAGATTACGGTGATATTACAGACCCGGTTAATGGAACAGATTTAACAGTTACTATGGCAGCAGGTAATCCTTACCCAGAAACTTCAGTTAGGCCTAAAAGAAACTCTTCAGGATTAACCGAAGATAGTAATTCATTAGACAAGTGGTTGAAAGATCAACCTAATCCTAAAGAAGTACACAACGAGTATGATTACGCGTTTATTAAGAAACAGTTACAAGGGTATTTAGATCCATCTTCGGTAGCTGAAAATGCAGCTCCTGCTGCAACGACTACTAACTCAAACATTGATACCTCTTTACCTACAAGTTTAGGTCAAGAAAAAGTACCTGCAGCTTTTACAACAGAAGCAGCTACTGCCGGTAAGCAAGACACAGTTAGTAAATTCGACGACCTATTTAACGAGTAATGAAACTTTCTGATTTCACAATCGGCAAAATACACTATGTAGGAACCTTTATTCCTAAAGAGCAAGGTATCCGAAAATGTGTAGTAGATTACGATAGTAAATACAGTAGAAGATTCCACCGTAAAGGGTCCATACTACTCCTTAAAGAGAAGACCGGCCCCTGGCATGTACGTACAGAATCTATAGGACCAGAGGGATATACTTATAGATTAGTTGATAAATCAATAACTGGAAAAACATATTCTATAATTAGAGACGTAGCCTTTAAGGAGGAATTAAAAATATACCAGGTTATTGAACCGGACTACAAGAAAAGAAGGGACATAGTAAAAGTTCTTAGAGAGCATTACCCTCATAAAATTAAAAGTTAAATATATGGCTAAAAAGAAAGAAGTACAGGAGGCCGCATCTGCGGCAGTCAAGAAGAATTTTAACCTTGGCAACTTTAAAAAGAAGAAAGGATTCTCTAATGCATCCGTAAAGTTTAAAGAACAAGGATGGATACCTCTTTCTAAAGCATTTCAAGATATCACCTCTCTCCCCGGTATACCAACCGGACATATCACTCTTTTAAGAGGACATAGTGATACGGGCAAAACAACTGCCCTACTAGAAGCTGCAGTCAATGCCCAGAAAATGGGCATACTGCCAGTCTTCATTATATCGGAGATGAAATGGTCATGGGAACATGCTCGTGAAATGGGATTAGAATTTGAAGAGGTAAAAGACGAAAACGGAAACGTAACCGACTTTGAAGGACATTTCTTATATGCAGATAGAGGAAGTTTAAATACTATCGAAGATGTAGCAGTGTATATTGCCGATCTTATGGACGAACAAGCTAAAGGTAACCTACCTTATGATATGTGTTTCTTCTGGGATAGTATTGGTTCAGTACCTTGTGAACTTTCAGTTCGTTCCAATAAGAACAATAACGAATGGAATGCAGGTGCAATGTCTACTCAATTCGGTAACAATCTTAACCAGAAGATATTGTTATCACGTAAAGAGAATGCTCCGTATACAAACACTTTGGTAGCGATCAACAAGGTCTGGACTATGAAACCAGAATCACCGATGGGTCAACCAAAATTACAGAATAAAGGAGGTATGTCTATGTGGTATGATGCTACACTAGTTATTACTTTTGGTAATATTACTAACCCTGGTACATCTAAGATCAAAGCGATTAAAGACGGACTACAGGTAGAATTTGCCAAGAGAACAAACATACAGGTTGAAAAGAACCATATCGGAGGAGTACAATCCAGAGGTAGAGTTGTAATGACTACTCACGGTTTTATTCCCGACGATAAAAAAGAAATCGACAGATACAAAGATGCACATAAAGAGCATTGGTTGAAATTGGTTGGAAGTATTGACTTCGACTTAATTGAAGAAGGAGACACAGAAGAAGAAACAATAACAACTGGTATCTTAGATTAATGGCGGATTATAATAACATTTTACAAAGCCTCAAACCTACCCCACCCCGAGAGCTGAATGACCATATCTTGGTCATAGATGCTATGAATATGTTAATTCGTAGCTTCTCACTGCTCAAAGCAATGAACCCATCAGG